CCACCCTCCGCGCAGGGACTGTCCCTGCGACTGTTTATGAAAATCACTCGCAGGATACGCGCTATACGGAGTTGCACGGTATTGCTCCAACGGTTTCGTCAACCTACGGAACTGGCGGCAACAATCAGCCGTTTGTGGTTGAAGATACTCGCTGCTTTGATGTTCGTTTCACATCCGATGGCACGAAAAACGCACGGCAGAACTGCTATGAAACAGATACATCACGAACAATAGACACGGGCGGTAATTCTCCCGACTCAAACCAAGGCGGCGTGGCAGTCGTAGCCGTCCAAGGTTCGATGATAGGCAGAGCCGATAAAAACGGTCCGCAAGGCAGCGGTGTGAATGAGGACGTTTCATTCACGTTGAATGCCACCGACCGCCATGCTGTCGCATTTTCGCAGGATAGCTACACAAAGTACAGCGAAAACGATAAATGCGGAGCGCTCCGAGCCGCAGGCGGAATGTACGGAGGCGGCTCGGAAACGCTTGTTTACAGCACAAGCAAGAATTCCTATCATACCGAAGCCGAGGAAAATCTCGCAAATACGCTTGTCGCAAGCGACTACAAAGACCCGCCTACCGTGAATTCACCCGAGTACATAGTCCGCAGGCTTACTCCGACCGAGTGCGCACGGCTGCAGGGATTTCCCGACTGGTGGTGTGCAGATCTCGGAACGGACGAGCCGACAGATGAAGAACTGACATTCTGGAAAGATGTGTTTGAAACTCATCGCAAAAACATCGGCAGCGCAGTCAAGCCGAAGTCCGAAAAGCAGATTTGCGCATGGCTGAAAAATCCCCACAGCGACTCTGCGGAGTACAAGCTGTGGGGTAATGGTGTGGCTTTGCCGTGTGTTTTCTTCGTTTTGGCGGGAATAGCGTGGTTTGCTTTTATTGAGGATTAGAGCCGGAGCCGGGATTGTCGCCGAGCACGATTTTTCCGTGCTTTTCTTCAAACTTTTCTATACACTCACGAATCAGAACGATGATTTGCCCATTTGCGGAACGAGCCTCATAATCGGCAACATAATGCAGTTTGTCGAGCATTTCATCGTCAATTCTGATGGATAAACTCTTGATAGCCATAAAACTCCTCCTGTTTATATCCGATATGTGTTTATTTTAACATCATAATGTGCTATAATGTGTGATGTGAGTTCAAAGTGCGTTCATAATGCGTTTATAAGGAGGGCAACATGAAAGTAGCTGTAATTGGTTCAAGAGGGCTGAGCGTGAGTGATTTAGGCAGATATCTCCCCGAAAATACCACGGAAATCGTGTCTGGCGGCGCTAAAGGAGTGGATACTTCCGCAAGGGAGTATGCTTTGGCGCACGGAATAAAGCTGACGGAGTTCCTGCCGGAATACACAAGGTTCGGCAGGAGCGCTCCGCTGAAACGGAATATCACGATAATTGAGTATTCGGATATCGTGCTTGCGTTCTGGGATGGAAAATCACGAGGTACGAAATTTGTCATTGACAACTGCCGCAAACTCGGCGTGGAAGTCAGAGTTTACATTTTAGACTAATAGTTGAGCCGTACATTGTGCATTACGCAGAATGTGCGGCTTTCTGTTAAAATCCGTTGACTTATCCCCCTATTCGAGTAAAATGTGTAGTACCGAAAGGAAATGGAGGTACATACAATGACAATTTACTACAACACGCAGGACAGAAAGCCGCTTGTAAAAGCCATCAGCGAGTTCACGGGGGCGGACGCAGTTTACATGAGAACCCCGACCTACGCATACCAAATCGACTATTTCACGGTGACCCGCGAGGGCAACCTTGAATTTGATGACAGAGCCGACAGTGAGGAAATCGAGGTTCTGCTTGAATTCCTTGCGGAGCGTGGTTTTACTGCCGACACTGCCGCAAATACGGCGCAGGAACTCACAAGCGAAGAATTATCCGCAGCCGCTGTTACACGGGGCATTGAAAATCC